ATATCTGTGTATGAAAAAGATATTGCATCTTGTGATTCATCTTACATTGCAATTGACTCAAGAATGTGTAATAATAACATAAAGCCATTATATCGATTGGCGAAAAGGAAGGGATTGAAAATTGTTGGTGATATCCGTAATGCAAAAGATTATGAAAATCTTATTAAGTGTGGTTGTGTTCCTGATTACGTTGCCACTACTTTTAGCGTTTTTGATCGCCCTTGCAATCCAGAACTTGTTGCTGAGATTAAGAGTATTGACATGGGACAAAAAGTGATAGCGGAGGGCGGGTATTCAAATTATAATCAAATAGAATCGGCAATAAATAACGGAGCCTGTGCTGTTTGTATTGGTAGAGAAATAACCGGTATTGATCTTAAAACGATAGGCTATAAGGGGATTATTGATGCAGTTCATAATTGACATTGACGACACGATATTGATATCAAAAAAAGAGATATGCAGTCGGTGCGGTCGTTTTCAGTATTCAGACCCTGTGCAGATAGAATCCGAGATTGCAGCGGTAAACTTGCTGTATAAAAAAGGCCATTCTATAATACTGCACACCGGGAGGGGCTGGGATTGCTATGATGTAACAAAAAAACAACTGGCGAGTTTTGATGTAATGTATCATGAACTGATAATGGGAAAGCCGGTTGGCATCTATATAGACAAAACAAATAATTTGAACAGCGCGATTGACGCGCTTGATCTTGTGAAGGAGTAGCCTTGATACACCACAACCTAAAGACAATATTCATACATGTTCCACGTACCGCTGGGACCTCAATACGCGCCGCCTTGTCCTCTTTTCCGGATGTTGAGAAAGGACAGAACAATCATTACTCCCACGTGCCTTACGATTTCTACAAAGATAATTTCCAAAAAGCATGGGCGAGGTATTTCAAGTTTGCGGTTGTCAGGAATCCCTATGAAAAAACTTTATCATCTTTTCGCAGAAAATCAAAATATGAGGGAAAGACATACCGTTCATTTTACAGGTGGCTCTCTGCGCTGGAAGAAAACAATGATCCTGTTTTGTATCCTCAGACGTACTGGACCGGTGTTGACGAGCTTGATCTGATAATCAAGTATGAGGAACTTGAAAGAGGATTAAAAGAGGTTCAAGAAAAAATTGGCATAATACTTCCGGTTGAGCATTTGAATCAGGGATCAAAAAATCTTTCTGCAAAACACACAAAGAAAACAATACAGATAATCAACAAGCATTTTGCGGATGATTTTGAAACATTCGGGTATGAGAAACTATGAGCAAAATATATTTCACTGATCAGATAAAAATAATAGACTCCGGACGTGATGAATGGGGCGTATCTGATGAAAGCACTCAAACTGTATCAGCACGTGTTGATGATTACCAGAAGGTTATACTGGATAACATGGGTAAAGAAGTTTATGGGGAATCTATAATACACATTGACGGCAGCATTTCTTTGGAGTATAATAATACTATACAGATATTGAAGCGGAACGGTTCCGCTGTACAGAATCCTGACAAGAGGTATTCAATCAAAAAAATGTCAGGTTTGCATACGTTCAAGAAACGGCGCATGTGGGAGATAATAATTTGATAGACTTCAAATTGGTCAAAAACAATATTGATGATCGTCTCAGATTATATGCAAAAGCGACCCTACCGGGAGGCTCAGCTTTCAAGAAAGCTGCGAGAGTTGCCGGATTACAGTTGATCAACAATATTGTGAATGGATCGCCAAAAGAGCCGGTTGTGCCTCCAATTTTGACCGGTCGCTTGCGGGCTTCCGGTTCGGTTTTTGTTGGATCAAAACTTGAGGATACAACAGAGGACAGGCCGGTCACCGAGGGATCTTCTACTCCTGCGACAAGTCATTCAGATAGTGACAATATTGTAACTGTAGGATTTAACACGCCTTACGCTGCGCGGTGGCATGAGGAGGTTTTTAATCCCGGACCGTTTTCTGAACAGTCTGGAGACGTTGGGAATAAATACATTGAGAAACACCTGAGGTCTGATGGACCCGAATTGATGGCGCTGTTTGCGTCTGTTCTTGGGCGGTCAGTATGAAGTCGGTAATATACAATCTGAAACAATATCTTGACAATCAATTACCGGCAGAGACGTTCTATGTCAATTTGAAATTGCAGAGTTCGACACAAACACAGATACCGGACAAAATGTCTATAATTACTGATACCGGAGGAGTTGAACAGCCGGTATCGCAATATACTCAATTATCAGTACAGATAATGAGCAGAGCTGTTGACGCTCCGTCAGCAAAAACGCTGAGCATGTCAATATACGATCTGCTTCATAATAAATATGGGTTACAACTGCCATCCGTTGCGGTGGACAGTGTAATATATTCTGCGGTGACAACGGCACAAATAAAGGGATTGACCGTACCTCAATCGTTAGGGGTTGACGCGGAGGGACGGTCGCAATGGGTAGTCAATTATCAGATTATCTATGAAGAGGAGTAAAAATGGCAAATCCTCCTATTGGTAATAATGTTTGGGAAGGCGTTCTCGGAGTTGTAACGGTAACTTTCAACGACATCGACATGGGAAAAACGAATGATCAGACCTCTATTCAGAAAGTAGAGGATGTTCAGGATATTTTTTTCCAGCAGGATGGAACACAACCGAGTGACAAGATCCCAACAGGCCAGGCCTATGAGGTAAGCTGTACTTTTGCCCAACTCACCACGACACGATTAGAGCAGCTGATGAGAGGGTTTGACAAATCAGACGATGCAAACTCTAACAGCGTAAAATTGGGACGGGACATTTACCGATCTGGTAAAGATAACTTTTCAAAGAAGCTCATTCTAAAACGTGTTGACAGTGACGGCAACGCATCGAGTGACCAGAACTTTTGGATCACATATTATCTTGCGATGCCAACAAACTTTGGTGAGATCAATTGGGGAGCAGACGTCCAGCGGAATCTGTCCGTAACCTTCTATTGCTTCTATTCAGATGCAAAGGGAGCGTTTGGATATTCCGGTATTGCCTCAAGTGTCGGATTAACACCAGCTTAATAAAAATGGGGCGGTGAGACCGCTCCTTTTTTGAAAGGAAAAAAATGAAAGTTTATCAAAAGTTTTATGATTGTCCGCGGTTCAAGATCATTGACAATCAGGGTAATGAGGAAATAATCGAGAGTGTTCCGCTCACTGCGGATATTCTGAAAGAGCACGACAAGATATTCACAAAAGAGAAGGATGCGTATGAATCTGCTATGAAACGGATGGTGCTACTATTTGGCGGCAGTGAGAAAAAATGGAAGCACTATGATATAAGAACGATAGGGGCGATACTCACAGATTTTGTGAATGAAATGAAAAACCCTATCAAGGCGACATCGGAAGGATAAGGCCGATATTGAATTGTTATTACCTTGGGATGGATTCGGATGCAGTACAAGAAATACTGGGGCTGGCTCCGAACTTCCGTGATGCAATTCTGTCCGAGGTCGCCGCATATTTGGACCGGGCGCGTTTGATGAGGTTGTCTGACGAAACGTGCGCTGTTCAGGTCGGTAATATAGGATCCACGCCTGATAAGCGTGGACGTAACTTGCAGACTATGAGACGGTATATAAGAAGTCTGCACAGAAAAATCGAGCGGTTGCTGGGTATTGAGCAGAAAACCCTATGGGACCGACTCGGAAAATCAAAGAGGTTCTGATTGGCGTTTGATGCTGGGTCGGCGGTTGGCCGACTTGTAATTGATCCAAAAGAATGGAAAGCTGGACTCAATACCGCGACAAAAGAAGCTGAAACTTTTCAGTCCAAAATGAAAAAAGTGGGCCAGAGCATGCAGCGGATCGGCGGACAATTGTCGGCAGCTGTTACTTTGCCGCTGGTTGGTATCGGGACCCTACTTGTCAAAACGGCCTCAGATGCAGAAGAGACAAACTCAAAGTTTAACGCGGTATTCCGGGATCAATCAGACACGGTCAGAGAATGGGCGGAGGATTTTTCCGAATCAGTCAACAGAGCAACGATTGACAATATCGGATTTCTTGCAACGATTCAGGACACACTTGTTCCGCTGGGGTTTGCGCGTGACGCTGCTGGGGAAATGTCAAAATCGGTTGTTGAACTTGCAACAGACCTTGCATCTTTCAATAACCTTCCAACTGAACAGGTTGTCAGAGATATCCAGTCAGCGATAGTAGGAAACACGGAAACTCTTAGAAAGTACGGTGTAGTAGCAAGTCAGTCTGCTATCATACAGGAGGCTCTTAATACGGGTCTGATTGAAAATAAGAACGAGCTTGACGCGACCTCAAAAGCTCAGGCTATATATCAGTTGCTTATCAAAGGAACCACGGACGCGCAGGGTGATGCTATCCGGACCGCTGACTCTTTTGCAAATCAACTGCGCGGTACCCAGGCGAACGCAATCGACCTTGCTACCTCGTTCGGTGAAAAATTGATACCAATTGTCTCTCGGTTCATGTCCGGAGTGAATGACGCAATCGATTTTCTTGATAGTCTTGACGATTCAACAAAAGAGCTTGCAGTTGGTCTTGGTGTTTTAGCCGCTGCTGCTGGACCTGTTACGGCTGCACTTGGTTTTCTAATTGCAAATCCTGTTGTTGCCGCTGTTGTAGGTCTTACTGCAGGTGTGCTTGCTCTGAATGAGGCTATGAGAGATCAGAGAAAAGACCTTGATCCGCTTCTTGATAGGTACGAGGAGTTGGGCCAAAAAGCCAACCGGACAGATGAGGAACAGATTGAATATATTGATACAATCAACAGGCTCAATAAGATTCTTCCTGAAAGCGCGGGATTCACAGAGGATTATACAAAATCGATTGAAAACAACACAGCTGCGATACAGCAGCAACGGCTTGAACTTGCAAAAAATGAAATACAAATGCTTCGCGGTAATATAAGAGCAGCTGAGGAGTTGATTGAATCGAATCAAAGAATTGTTGAAAGTATCCGGGCTGGAGAGACTCAAGACCCGCTTGGTGTTCTAAGCAGGACTTCCCTTGCTTTGATCGACACGGCAAGTAATAAAATTGATACACTCAATTCTGATTATCTTAATCTTTTGGTATCTCTCAAAAACATACCCGGGGCTCTGTCAAGTTCGGATCGTGCGCTTCTTGAATCGGCTGGATTACTTTCAGATGTTTCAGAAGAGACTGACAAAAACACTGAGAGCACAGAAGAGAACACAGAATCTCACGAAAATAATGCCGAGGCTATACAGTACGAGACAATATCAATGGGTGATTACATCTGGGAGATCTCAAAAGCATGGGAAGAACAGAATCAACTCACAGAGGCGAATCGGACATTCAAAAGTAGTCTTGAGCAATCAAACGCTGCGATTGCAAACAGCGTAATCTTGTACAACAAAGCGACAGAAGCCGCTATGGGTCTTGGTGAAGAGCTTGAAACGAAAACCTCAAAGGCTCTTGGTAACGTTGCCGCAAAGGCAGAACTTGAATCTTTGAAAATGGCGGATTCAATCAAAAACGCTGCTAATGAAATGCAGAATGCAATGAGCAGTTTTGGCGGTGCTGCCTCTACAATATTTGGGCAAATACAATCAATAGCAACTCAGGTATTCAAGAACCAGACGATTGAGGCTGAAAACGAGTTTGAACGGCAAAAAGAAATAATCGAACAATCAACGCTGTCAGAAGAAGAAAAGGCAGAGAAAATAGCAGAGTTAGAGCAGGAAAAGGCTGACAAAATCGCAGAAATAAACAAACAGCAGGCAGAGGCTCAAAAAGCTGCTGCAATAATTCAATCTATAATTGATACTGGTGTTGCTGTGGTCAAAACGTTATCAAGCGTTCCTTTTCCGGCAAACCTTGTTGCGGCTGGGATTATAGGTGGCCTTGGAGCAGCGCAGACGGCTTTGATTGCAAGTCAACCAATACCCGAATTTGCAGAAGGTGGCGTTATGCAGGCCGGGCAATTATCACTTGTTGGAGAGAGAGGCCCGGAGCTTGTTATCCCTGAAAGCAATATGAGAATATTTAGTAATGAGGATTCAAGGGCTATGATGTCGGGTATGAGAATTGAGAATAATTTCAACGCGCCGATAAATAACGCTGGAAATATTGATAGAATAATTGAGCGTATCGGGCAGAAAGTCCGGTCTGCACGGAGGGGGTTCTGATGTCCGCTTTTCTTAAGATAGAGGATACAGACGGTAATGTATATAATTTTGATCGATCTTTTTGGATCACTGGAGACGATATTGAAACGGCAAAAACTGTTCTTAATCAATTCTATGCGGCTGGAGGCAGACAGGTATCTGACGGATTCATTACAGCACGTTCAATAAGTATTACCGGATCAATATATGCAGATTCTCTTGCAGAGTATGAAACAGCATATAACAATTTTCTTATTGCCGTATTGAAGGGCGGGAAACTCTCAAAGTCCGTTGATGGTGCTACCCGGTATATTGATGTTTCTGATCCTGATATAAGCACAAGTCAGGAGCAAGGCCAGCAGGCAAGATTTTCTGTATCTGTGACTTTTTTGGCGGAGTTTCCTTTTTGGAAAGATTCAACAGAGACTGTTGATACTAATGTTTTGTCCGGTGATGGCAGCTTTACTGTTGATGGGTCTGGATCGATCTTTCTTATGCAACCGACCATACAGATCGATGCCGACCAGGGTAATGATGTGCCTCTGGTTAAGTTGACAAATACAAATGACGGCGGAGCGTCCTTCACTTATTCTGATACCAACTTTCTGGCCGGAGATACTTTGATCATTAACAGCGAGGAAGGCACGGTCCAGAAAAACAATAATAATGCAATTAGCAATTTGACTACAGCAAGATTCTTGAGGTTGCAGAATATTGTGAATAATTTCTCTTATGAGGGTGCCGCATGCACAATCAAGGTGAAATATAGGAAATTATATTTATGAGCACTTTTGGTTCCGGGATATATGGTGACGGTCTTTATGGAGGCTATCAAAATCCATTTCAAAAACTTGTAATCCCGGTAATTGTTGAACAGTTCGATGCAACAGGCGCACGAAAAGGAGCTTTTCAATCAGGGTCAGGAGATTTTCTTGGTTGTGAGTTTTCATTTAATGAAGGCGGTTGCAAGGATTTTTCTTTACAATTCGGGAAATCTCAATCAATAATCAAACAGGACACAATCAAAATCAGGCTGTATGGTTCGGATGATACTTTTTTTACCGGGGTTGTCCGTGATGTTCCGATTGAGGGCAGCACCGAGCAGAACTATGTATACCGCGGGTTCGGCCTTAATGATTATATTTTGAGGATTAACGCTGAGAGTCAAAGTTATTCCAGCAAAACAGTTTCTTTCATAGTAGAGGACCTTCTTGACAATCAGATTGTCTCAAAAACTCCGATTGTGAAAAACTCAAGCAAGCTGGATACTATATCTATCACCGTTACTTCTTTTGATATTAATTATGTGCAGATGGACAAAGTTTTGGAAAATCTCAAAAAAATAGCCGACTCGGACGGGAATACTTATGTGTATGGTGTTGACGAAGATGGAGAGTTTTTTTTCCGTGCAAGAGACACAGAGACAAAGGCAACGCTTGTTGTCGGGAAAAAAGGACGTTACGGAATCACCGAATATGCTCCGACCGTTGAAACCGAGGCGCGCAGCAAGTTTTTTGTCCTGGACAAAGACGGTTCTTTTGTAACAACAGAAAGCACGCTGCTTGATATCGATGTATATGAGGAAAAACTGACAGCGCCAGATATTGACAACACTTCGATTGGACTCTGGGCTCAGGGTATATTGTCTGAACGAGAGACAGAAAAAAGGTCGGCTTCTATTGTCTGGGAAATTGAAAAATCAGACCCGGTCCCTCTTGTAGCAGATGGACGTATAAGAGTTATCAGCAATATACCGCCAACCGTAAAAACAGTTTCAAGTACAAGTACTTATGGTTCCGGCACTTACGGTTCAGGGCTATATGGCGGGTCGGCCTATACAGGTCAGGATATTGATGATACACTGGATGTCAAGGAAGTACAGTATGTTTTGTCTGGAAATGAATCAGTAAGAAACATCACGCTTGGTGAAAAACAAGTACGACTTGACGAACAAATAATTGACGTTAACGCCGATCTTCAAGATTTGCGTGTATCGCTTGGGAGGTAGCATGTCAGAAACTTTTCAGAGAAAACCTATTGAGAACGGCGATCTGGATACATGGGCGCAGTATAACGATGAATTGAACTACAATACAATTGGGCTTTTGTCTTGCCGGTTGTATGACTCATCGGGCACGCTGAGGTTGAGTGATGGTAGAATTGGTATTGATGATGGGACAAACATTGGGACGGTAATTGACATTTCAGATCAGTCGATTGATATCAGTGCTGGATCAAATAGCAACTGGGGAAAAGTTGAGATTTCAGTATCGGGTGACACCGCTACTATTGCGATAAGTGATATTTCAGGAGCGACAAGCGCAGATTCACTGCCATCAAACTTTACGGATGCCTATAACGGCAAAAAAGGAGGATTCTATATTTCCTCAAGCAAGCGCTGTATTGGGTTGTACTGGAAAAATGCAAGCGGAACACTTGAGGGCGTTGTCAATACGATTGGCATGATTGACGGATATATTGGATACTGTCAATCAGATGATACAGACGACAAGCCTTATCTTTTTGAGAAATATAAAGAAAATAAATCAAGCGGTAGCCCGAATGATAGCATAAATACAACAACAAGCATATCACAGCTTAAAGATATAACATATATTGATGATAGCGCAGTTTCAAGCACTGACAGAATAAGAATTTATGTAATGGAAATAGGTTCTTGGAATATGGATACTCTTACTACTAAGTCTGTCTCGCTACCAGCAGGAATAACAAGGGACCAAATATTCAACATAAGTGTTGCAATCAGAAGTGACGATGGAACAAAAATAGGGTATGAGTTAGTTGCAGACAATGTCGCGTTAACTCTATCGACAGTTAATCTATCTATTATAGCTTTAAGGAGGGTGGCTGGTGGCGCTTATGATAATGGATTTGAATATGCAGATACAAATATAAATAGAGGCTGGGTATCTTTTATGGTATCTGAAAGCAATACACTTGTACCTTAAGGAGTTTTCATGAAAAGAATAATTTTAACGATTTTACTTTTATCTGTCTGTTTTTTTGCTTATTCTGAAATAGAAACAATTCATTTTGAATATGACACAGAGAGCACAGAGTATTATTTTTCAGCAATACTTTCTTATACTGCATTTTTCTTTGTTGGATTTGTCTTGTATAAGGTTGCTGAATATGAATATAACATGAAATGGGATTGACATGGCAGGTATAACATTTCAAAGAGAACCAATTGACGGCGGAGATAATGCAGTTTGGGGATCCAAAGAGCTTAAACAGAACCGACTATCTATCGGAAACAAGACAGCCGTCTGCTATGACGATTCTGGCACTCTGAAGCTGACCAAAGGTCGGGTTGGAATATACAACGATTCGAGATACGGAGTATCTGTGATATCTTCTATTCAGACAATAAGTCTGTCCGGATTAACAGCTTCAAGATGGGCGCAGATCGAACTCGATACGTCAAACAACCTGACAATAACCTCAATTGCAGCTGGCAGTGATGCCACAACCTTGCCGAGCGAGTTTACCTCCGCTTTTGACTATGAAAAAGGCGGATACTATATCAACAGCACAAAACGCTGTCTTGCTTTGGCCTGGATAGATTCGGGAGGTAGCCTCAACGGAATAGTCAATACTCTTTCAGACATAGAGGGCTATTCAGGAACATCAGAAAGTGCGAGCTTTCAGAATATTGCCGGAGTAAGTCTTGCTACTCCAATCGGAGAGGTAGCCGCCGTTGCAACAGATTCGGTCCCGGATGGATTTTTGCAATGTGACGGCTCTGCGGTAAGTAGAACAACTTACGCCAGTCTGTTTTCGGTAATCGGGATCACGCATGGTGAGGGTGACGGGTCAACTACATTCAACCTACCCGATTACCGTGGTTCTTTCTTGCGTGGCTTTGACGATGGTGCGGGGAACGATCCGGATTCAGCGAGTAGAACAGCACAGGCGACTGGCGGGAATACCGGCGATAATGTTGGCTCTGAGCAGACCGATGCTATGCAGAAAATCACCGGTGATATAGACGTTGGATCGTCTGACGGCGGCGGGTCGATATTCAGCGCAGCATCTGGCGCTGTTGGTTTCACGGCAAATTCCGGCGCTTCGATATCGGAGATAGATAGACTTGGGTCTACTTCGCCAAGAGATAATCTAAGTTTCGATAATAGCAATTCAACCAGCCCGAACACAGCGAAAACTTCAGATAATGAAACACGCCCGCTTAACGTGTCAGTAATGTTCATAATCAGATATTAGGGGGAGTAATGAAACTATATCACTACAAAAAAAATAATGGTGAATACGCCGGAACGACAGACGCAAAACTTGACCCACTTGAAAGCAAGAGACTTGGACGTGACGTGTATCTAATACCGGCTTTTGCAACAAAAGAAAAACCGGCACCGACTCTGGATCGACAGGTACCTGTTTTTCAGGACGGAAAATGGATTGTCAAATCGGACTATCGGGGTGTAACGGTCTACAACACGGCGACACGTGAAGGCAGAAAAATCACACAGATTGACGATGAGCCGGGCTCAAACGAAACAGAGATACAACCGCCTCCAGAGCCGTATTACAACTGGTCAGGTTCGGAGTGGTCGGAGGATGCTACAGCGAAACAGGAATATTTTGAACTACAGTCAGAAAACGAAAAACTGAGAAAGATAAATGTTGCTTTCTACAAACTAATAAACCAGGCGATTGAAAACAGGTGGTCATGGGCTGACTTCCTGATAGAAGTACAGAAAAAACGAGACGGGGTTTGATATGGATTTTCAAACAGTATCGATTGTAATAGGAGCAGCCTTAGTTGTTATACTACAGATACTTAGCATCGCGAAACAATACAACGGCGCAAAGTACCGTGCAACTGAACAAGGCAAGCGTGAGGGCGGTCTTGAAGAGAAGCTGTGCAATATGCGTGAGGATATTGACGATGCTTTCAGAAAAATCAGAACAGTAGAGGAAAGGTTACAGGGCAAGATTGAGGTAGTTGAAAAAAATCATAATGATCTTCTGCTGCAACTAACAGACATTAAGAGCGATTTGAAACATATCAAAAACGCTGTAGATTCAATAATCGGGGGTACAAAATGAACAACGTATTGAAAGACAAAAATGGAAAAGAGTCAAGCAAAAGAATTGCAGGTATTGTTATAGCGAGTATAGGAGTTGCCATGCATGTCGTTTTGTTTGCATTTTCTATTGCAACAAAAATTGCTGATCCGGCAACTGCAAGCAGCACGGCAAACATGATGATTGGTACCGGAGCAGCCTTGCTTGGAGTTGGAGTACTTGAAAATCTGGGCGGTAAAAATGCTTGAGATAGCGTGTATAATTACATTTGTATTACTATCCGGGTATATTATTTTTTTGCTGAGGGGGAAACGTGAAAAGAAACATTATATTGATCTTGATGATATTGATGTCGATTCAGAGCTGGAGCGACTCAGAGCTGATTCAAGAGATAGACGAAATACTACAATCAGAAATCGTATCAGAGACCTATTCCGCAGAAGAAACGAGGGATCTCATACTGGACATCAGCCGGATAGTGATAGAGGAGATGGAAGCGGAGCAGGATCGCCTGATTCATGAATCTGTTCAGATCGCTACAATGAAACTTCTTGGTGAGCTTGAGAAAACAAAAAACGATTTGATATATTTTTCAATCGGTGCCGGAGCTGCGGGAGTAATAACCGGCCTGATTGTCGGAATAATAGCAGGGGGTAATTGATGTTTTTCAAACGTATTGAGCTGATAAAGAATATGATAATTGAGTTGACAAAAAAGGACGTTCAGCCGGGGTATCCTGATTGGCACGGCATACACAAACTTCAACTACCTCAAAAGCCCGGAGTCCAGGGCGGGGTGACATGGTGCAATCGTTTCCTTGAACGTATGCTTTTGCGATACGGCTATGACACTGAAATACTGCACACGTATGCGCCCGATCTCGGGGTGAAAATATGGGGCAGTGCAAATACACTTTGCAACCGGCTTGAGGATGGCGTCAAAGCCGGATCAATCATTCGTCTTGATGAACATGATGCAAAACAAAAGGCCTGGCAGGCTCAGATAGCTATTGCAGCATGGGAGAATCTTACCGGCAGCGGTCATGTTGCAGTAGTTTTCCCGAACCTGAAAAAATTACAGGTAGCTCAGGCCGGAGCGAAAAACGGCATATTTGATATTGACAGTAGATGGGCTTTTGGCGACAGACCGTATCGACTGTACGCATATTCTTAAATACCCCTTTTCTCTGAGCCGGGGAAACCCGGCTTTTTTTGTCAGGTGTACAGGTATCAAAACACTGAGAAAACGCACTGACGGCGATTCTCAGCGAATTGACAAGGTGTTCTGAGTGTGTTACGATCAAACATTCAATCTCCTTCAATTATTTCATAAGCCCTGGAAACAGGGCTTTTTGTATTCACACATGCCCTATATAATAGAAGATTTGTAACAAAACGTGCAGCATGTACCACAATTTAAGAAAAAAATGTAAAAAAAAAGAAAAAAAATGTCACAAACTATTGACAAACGGTTCAAAATTCATTATATTGTATATATAAGATGATAAAAAACAATCGTTGATTGTTAATCATCAAAACCCGGCGGGGACACGCAAGGGAGAAAGAACATGAAGATAACAAAGACAGCAGCAAAAGAAAACAACCAGTCAGCAGTTTACGAACTTGAGACAAACGGTATGTTTTTCGAGATCAAGAAAACAAGCAGCAAATGGTCAGTGTATAATAATCTTGAAGAACGCTATATGGACGATGCAAAAACCATGCATGAAGCAATTGAGGACCTGCTGATTTATTCTGGCGAAGAGGAATGGTAAAAATCGAAACCGGCTGCGGCCGGTCTGCGGGAGATAGCCTACCCGCACTGATGAGATAGGCTGCGCATCGTTGATGCGAAACAAAACCCGGCGGGGATACGCAAGGGAGAAAGATTATGAATACAGGATTGTGGGAACAAGCAGGATTGTGGGAACAAGTCAGAGAAGGACTGTGGCTGGACGAAGAGTTGCAGTTTTTCGGAGCAACAGACTTTCGAGAAGAGCAGTTGTGGCTGCGCCTCCACCGCCGGAACCCAATTCATGGGTTCGCTGGCACGTGGGAATGGGTGCCGCTCAATCACCTTGAGTGGGCTCTGCCGGAGGAATTGTTTGCAGAACTCCTTCAGGAGCAGGCAGAACTTCAAGCATAGTCCGGTGACAAGCCGGGGTTCAACTCCCCGGCTATGCATAACCCGCGCCCGGTGGCCTCCCTCCATCGGGCAAAACGCGGGAAAGGGGAGAGAAAAGGGGAATCATGACAAAACGAGCGAGCGAGAGTATAACACAATACTCTCATGAGCTGTATCTGATGATACAGCACAAACAGGTAAACATCGTTGAGGCGCTGAGGTTAGCGGCTCGGTACGGTCATCTGCAAGGTTGCGTTGACTGCTATCAGGACGATGTCGAGCGGTTAAAAGAAATAATGCCAGATAGTCTGGCTGAAAAACAATTTAATGCGGTGGGAATAAGATCGGGGGCTGATAATGATTGATTACAAAGAAAAACTTAACAATATATTTTTCAGTGATCCACAGGAGGTTCAGAACGAAACACAGGGCGGTGGCAAAACATGGCACGGTCCTGGTCTGGTAGAGGATTTGGGCCGTTGGAACGAGATCACAGCGGTATACAGAATCGATGACATACCGGAACGTCAATTGGTTGCGTATTTGAAAAAAAACGCTGAGGACATCGCCACCGAGTTAAAAAACGGATGGTCAGATGTTCCGAGGGACGCTGAATATATAAATTGTTCAGTAGTCGGAACGGACGTATATTTCACCTTTCAGGAGGCATTATGATACTTGTAGTGTTTCTGATTCTGATGATCGGGTATGTAATTTGGTCCGGCATATGCGTTAGCAGTGTTCCGGACGATCTGGCGCAGTACGGGTACAAGAACGTACGGTGCAATAGAAAATACAAAATCAATTTTGTCTGGAAAGACAAGATTGACAACCGGTAAGAAAGTGTGTATATTACAGATATCCACTACCTGATTAGTTTCAGGCTCCAATTGTTAGCCGGGTTTTCGCCCGGCTTTTTTTGTCTGAAATTAAAAATAATATGTAAAAATAGTGAAAAAAAATGTTACAAACTATTGAAAAATGTAAAAAAATACAGTAATATATAGAAGTACAGTAAAAACAATTGGAGGAGCGTTTGAAGATGATATGTAAATCAGTTTTCAGACAGAAAGGGGCGATCATGATCTGCACTATGATTGACGGTGTGCAGGTGCGGATTTTCGGACAGACTGACGGTACCTATCAGGTAGATATCGAGTACAGGTCCGGAACAGAGCAGTATGATTTTCCCGGTGATTATGAAAGTCTACGGGAAGATGTGAAAAAACGAATCAGAGAAAGGGGCAAAAAATGAATGATGAAAAACAGGTTGCAGTAGTAACAGAAACGCTACTGACGGAGTACTTGGACTCGTTCGGTATATCAAACAATCTGAACGAAAAACAGAAAAACCAATTTCTACAAATAGCTGAGGCGCTTCAGTTGAATCCGTTCAAACGGGAAATATACTGCATACCTTACTACAACAAAAAAACTGGTAAAACAACAGTATCAATAATAACCGGATATGAGGTGTATCTGAAACGAGCAGAGCGCACCGGAAAGTTGAACGGATGGAATGTCGATATGTCCGGGAAACGTGCTGACGGAACGTTCAAGGCAACAATCACGATCCACCGGAAGGATTGGGACCAGCCGCTTGTTCATGATGTGTATTTTGTTGAGTACAACCAGAATACCCATATATGGAAAAGCAAACCAATTACCATGCTGCGCAAAGTTGCGATAGCACAAGGGTTTAGGCTTGCATTCCCTGACGAACTCGGAGGCATGCCATATACTCCGGATGAATTACCGGACGAAATGACGCGAAACGTAACACCGAAAAAAAACGACTTGCAGAGTCAGATGCAATCAGAACTGAAAGAATACAAGCAGGAAGCTGCCGAGTTCCTGAAATCTGTATCCAGGACAAAGGAGGATCACGAAAAATTGATTGACATACTTGACAGCCTTGATACTCAGGATGCTGTTGATATGTTCATCAAGAAGGTTGCCGATGATGCTTCAACTCCAGCGAACAATGCACCTACCGGGAATATCAATTATTCTGAATATGAGGTAATCGGGTCCGATATACCGCAGGATTACCGTGACCGGAAGTCAGAATATCGGTCTGCTGGGTATGGCTGCAAAAAACAGGGAGACAAGTGGGTATGGGTTCGATTTGCCGGAGCTGGGAAGCAGCCGGAAAGTAATATTCCAGAATCGCCGAGCCATGAGGATGAGGCGCTTCTTGATGAGAAAGTGAGCTGGTAGTCATGGATATTGAGAAGAAAAGGAAATGGTCTGTAACTGACAAATCTTCTGCTGACTGGGCAATAAAAAAAATATCTGAGGCAGAACATCAGTATATGGATTATGTTGAATATCTGGACGATATGAAAAGAAAGTTTCTGGACAGAATCCGTAAACTACGTGAGTCTGCCGACAAAAAACATGAGTCCGATATTTCATATCTCAGAGATTCTTTGAAAAGCTGGACTGAGGTTGAGCTTGACGGAGGAAAAACAAAACATATTGATCTTATATATGGCCGTGTAGGATATAGGAAAAATCCAGATACGGTTGAGATATTTGACGAGGAGCAACTACTTGAATACGCAGAGGAAAACAACCCTGACTTGATAATAACCAAAAAAAGCATAAGCAAGGAGGCTTTGAAAAACGCTTTGAATTCAGGCGAAAATATTCCATTTGCCCGAATGCGGTCCGGTGACAATAAGTGGTATATCGATTGCAAAGAGGGGTTGCCTTCTATTGAAGTGGTCAAACCGGGGTTTTAATATGACTGGAGACAAAATTACAGTTGAAGCAAAAACCTATGACTCGATGTTTTTGGATCACAACATACAAAAAGGCCAGTATCGGTTCATTATTCAGTACGATCCGAGACAGCACCGGGAGCTGGCGAAATGGTACGCTGCATTCAACAAAGCGCAAAAAGAGCAGGACAAGGAAAATACCTACATGGTTACGTTTGATAAGAGCCAGTCAAAAACCGGAAAGCAGACGAGGTATTTCTGGAAATCTCTGCAGCTTCTTGCTGATGTTCTGAATGCGGGGAAGATCGGAAAAGACATGGTGACAAAGGAGCAGCTATACAAGGACTATGTCCGGGAATACGCGCCCAACTATTTGGCTGTTGTTCCCGAGGAACACAAGCGCATTATTTTGACAAGTCACAGTCACTATGAAATAGTCCGGGATCAGGACGGGAACCCGAAAAAACGTGATGACAAAACCCTGTACCGGATATGGGAGGGTATGAGCGGATGGGACAAGGAGTTCACGGCAATGATGATTGAAGTTGTCCTTAACGAATTGAGCGAACAGTCCCCGACACATGCACAGGCTCTTGCCGGGAAAAAAATCTGGCTGGACCACATGGATTATCTGAACCGGCACAAGATAGTATTGCATCAGACTATTGTTGACAAGCAGAGATACAAAGAACTGGTACCGAGGTGCGAAGCGTCCGGTGACTGGCTGGGGCAGGGCGGACACGTTCATCATATCAAGGCGATCGGGATGGGGGGAAATCCAGAGACGGAGAAAGATGTTGCGTCAAACTGGTTGCATCTGCGCAGTGATCTGCACATAGCGGCCGGAAGCAGTGAAAGTATCCATAATAATCTGGGTAAGTTTCTTGAAACTTATCACCACCTGTCGCACAAAATAAAGACAGCATTAAATTTATATTGAGAAAGGCGGAAAGAATGGAAATTAAAATCAAATACATCGACACGAAAAAAAGGAAGATCGGTGGAGTTCAGCAGAAAGACAAAAAAGTTCGGATGCGCATGCAGATATCCGGAAGGATGCAGGATCTGTTCGAGATCGGCGAGTATGTATACTGTGCCGAGACAGAAGCGGGTGACATGTTGGTCATGAAACGGGAGAACTTTCAGAAATATCTGGCGTCTTTTGGACTGCCGATGGAGGATGTGTAACATGAAACATGAAGATAAAATTGACAAACTTCAACAACAATTAGATGCGGTTCAGAAACAAATTGACGAATTGAAATCAGAGACAGACGATCTTGACCAGACCTACTGGGATTGGTATAGGGAAAATATAAGCGAAAGTTTTATCGATGCTTACTTTATTAATAGTATAGGACTTAACGGTAATATTCCAGCTTATTTTATCTTGAATCAGTACTGGAAGAACGCAGAACCGCACGTACTTCGGTTTTGGGCTGAACGCATAATGGCTTTTGAGTTCGAGAAAATCAACGGCGGCTGGGCGCCGAGCTGGAGTGATCTTAATGAAGTGAAATTCTATATTGCGAATGATTGTAATAGTGAAGAATATTATATTTGCTCCGCAATTTTCACTAAAGAACTTCCAGATGAATTATACCTGAAAGAGAAAAACGAAGACATAATCCCAAAACTCAAGTCATACCCGTTCCCGGACGGAGAGACAAGGAATGTGCTTGACATGTGGATCGGGAGGTATGGTAGATGAAATGCACACGATGCGGTGACAAGAAAAAACCAGACCAGCTTGTATATTGTGATTGCGGGGCTGCTTACTGCTCTGGCTGCAAGCATAGGTCTGGTATTATTGATGTGTATGAGCAACAGGGCTGCATGATAATATTGTATGAAACGAATTGCAATAGGTGTAGAGAGGAAAGGAGTTAAATTATGTCAACTATAAAAGGTAAGTTTGTAAAATATAATGATATAGAGATATCGTATGAAATTACAGATGAAAAGAAAGATAAAATTATAGATAGGCTAATAAAATATTATTCAGATAATTGTTGGTTTGGTGAGGGTATACATCAAGATGATGATTCTATAATTCAAGCACCGGGGGTGTTATCTGATATATGTGATGATATTATTAAGTTTGAAGAAAAGGAGATATAGTAACGCAATGTACATCTTATTAGAACCGGGGATGGAAATAAAAGAAAGGGATGAGGCGTACGTGTGTGATGGATGGGAATCAGTTACACATTATCTTATTGGCGAATTGTATAGAAAGTACTATATTCCTATGAGGCGGAAAATAGACAATATTGACGAACTTTTTTCAACGTATAATAACAAGGAGAAAACATGAACGACAAACTAAAAAAAGATCTTGAGGCAGCCGCAAAAGATATTTACAAAAACAACTATCCTGGGGTTAAGTCGGTTTTTTTAGCTGGCGCAGGATGGATGTATGAGTATTTGCAAAAACAATACAAAAAAGCCGGCACTGGTGTGTGGATTGATGGTGGAGACGTACATGCGATTTTTGGTACTACTCAGAAATACGGGGAGGACAAAACATGAATAACTTCATTAAAGCCGTTGACCGTCTCATTCACCTGCATATGTGCGAGCAGGAAGGTGTAGCATCGGACTTCCCGTTCGCCTTGATAGAGGCGGTACAAAACGTATGTGACGAACGGGAAAAACTGGACGTTCCACAACAGGTTCCCGATTGCTTCCATGAACTTGAATATGTAACAACGACCGGTTTTTCTGGTCTCAGATGTAAGAAATGCTATAAGAAACTATGATTATATATTGCTGTGAATGTAAAAAAGATATTGAAGCAAGGCTAACAAGTGGTAAGGAAATATATCCACACAGGAAAGATTTGTATAGTTTGCCTTTTTGGATATGTGATGCATGTCTAAACTATGTTGGAACACATCATAAAACAAAAAACAGGACTCGTCCGCTTGGGGTTATACCTAACGAGGGGATGAGAAGCGCTAGAAAAAAGATACATGCGATATTAGATCCATTATGGAAAAGTGGCAAAATTAAAAGACGAACCTTATACAAAAATATAAGAGACCACTTAGGTAAAGAATATCACACAGCAAATATAAAAAACATAGAGGAAGCAAATGAAGTTTTATCTTACATCACACAAGTCGCAGACGTTGTGTGCAATAATGGTCGAACAAAGGAGTAAAAATGACAGAACAACAAATAAAAACAGCGTACATTGAGACGCTTAAATGCTGGATATGGTTATTCCAGAACCCTGATAAATGGAAATATAACTATCCTGAATGTGAAAAAATAGAAAATTACGAAGCGCAATGTGGTATGTGTGAAATATATAATCATTGTGAAGGTTGTCCTTTGGTTCATAACGATAAAAAATGTACCATTGATTCTGATTCTGTTTTTGATCGAGCTGCATTTGGCCACAAATCAGCACGTGCCTGGATAGCCTCACGAATCCGGAGAGAAGCAAGAAAGCGGGGGTATGTAGACAGTTGACAAAAAGTTGTGAATAGCGTATTATATAGACAGCCTTTGACCGGGCAAATGTGGCAAAAATTAGAGGCTATATTGCCGTAGTGTGCGGTGCCACATCCGCAGGTCAACACTACTGGCAGTATAGCCTTTTGTTTTTCAAGGGGGAAACATGACAATAAAAGAAATTGCAGGAACATTAGGCAAAACAGAAAGATCAGTACAACGCTGGATCAAAAAGCTTAGCGACAAAATGTCGTCAATTAAAGACAAAATGTCGGCAAGCTCTCCTATGAACCCAGCTGATTATGATTTGGATGAAACAATCAAAATTATCGAGGTCGGCATGGGAAAAAATGCGGCAGCAATATTCAGGCAAAATGCCGAGCACCTAAACAGTACTGTCCCGCCTGAGAGCAAACAATTAGACAGGCTCGACCGACTGGAATCGATGGTTGAAAAATTGGTGGTCAGTATACCGCAGATGGTCAGATCAATTCTCACTGAGATACAACCGGCAAAACAAATTGAATACAAACAGGATTACTACTCGGTAATTGGATACGCGAATAGTATAGGAATAACTGATATTGCCTTCAGCGATGCAATCAAGTTAGGTCGTGATGCTGCGCGTGAAAGCCGGATAACTGGTATCGAGATACGTAAAATACCTGACGAAAGATTTGGTCATGTGAATAGTTATCATGTCGACATATTGAAAAAAGTATTTCAGGTGTAGAATGTCAATACAGTTTACATTTGCAAGAGGCGTACAGTCATGGTTGACAATTGATCATGAATAGATTATTATATTATTAGCCTTGACCCGGCTTTGTGAGTAGGAAAAATTAAAAGCCTTTTTGGTTCCGGTGCGCTACCTACTCGGCGCGGGTCAACCGGTTCCAGAAAGGCTTTTTGTTTTTGAGAGGAAAACAAATGAACAAACAATTAGCAACAGAAAAAATGGTAACAGCAAGAGAGTTTTCAAAATTGACTGGGTATTCTCTTCGCGCGGTACAAGAGACCATAAAAAAACTCTATCCCGAAAAAGTAAAAAACGGGAAAACAACGTATCTTAACGAATATGAAATAACAATTGTAAAGCAAGAGATGGAAGCGCATCATAACCTTGCGGGTACCTGCGAGGTCAAAACCGATCTTGAAATTATGATGGAAATTGCGAACGGCTACAAACTGGCACAGGTCGTATAAAATACACATAATATGCGAAAAAACATGTAATATTTGTAGAAAAAAAATTGACTAATTAAATAAGGTGTATTATAATGATCGTGAAAACACACTAAAAGGAGATTTGTTTTGAAAACATCAGTAATAATGAAACGGAAATTTTATGATGGAGAGGTGAGTCAGAACAGTAAAACCGGGTATTTGTCTGCCACAGATCTTTTTAGGATAGGAAATAAATACAGGGCTTCAAAAGGACTTGGGTTGATAGATATTAGCGAGTTTTTTAGAACAAAAAATGTGAGAGAATTTATGAGTGAGCTAGAAAAGGCTGTTGGAGATAAAATAAAAATAACAGCAAGGGGGAGGGGGCGGCATACATGGGTGCATCCATATCTTTTTATTGACATGGCATTAGCTCTAGATCCTAAATTTAAAATAAAAGTTTATTCTTGGATCTATGACAATTTGTTAAAATACAGGAACGACTCTGGCGATAGTTACAAAAAAATGGCAGGTGCTTTGATAACAATAATTAGCAATAAGAGCACATTCCCGAAGGTTATAACAAAAATTGCGAATAAAATAAAAAAAGAATGTGATGTAAAAGATTGGCAAACAGCAACAGAATACCAATTGAAATTGCGTGACAAAATACATGAATACATTTTTATATTATCAGATGTTTTGAGGGATGTTGGTAGTCTTGTTGATATTGCAATTGAAAAAGCAAAAAAGGAAATAGAATGTCAATAATTAGAGTACAAAAAAATAAAAATTATAGCGTCATAAACAACACAGGATTGAATGACAAGGATCTGTCATGGAAAGCGAAGGGACTGCTTGCATATTTGCTTAGCAAGCCTGACGATTGGGAAGTGTATGTATCACATCTGAAAAAACAATCTACAGACGGCAGAGATTCAACAGCTGCTGGATTAAAGGAGCTTGAAAATAATGGGTATATAACGCGTAGACAGGTGAAAAACGAGTTAAATCAATTCACCGGGTATGAATATACTATACGTGAAGTCCCTGAAGATTGCAGGAAACCAGATACGGAAAATCCGTTAACGGGAAACGCGAAAACGGAAAACCCGTCACTACTAAGTACTGACAATAACAAAGTACTGAATAAAGTAAATACTGATATAAATAATAATGTCAGCACTTTCCGTGCTGACGACACTTTACCTGCTCTATCTAAAAAAGATTCAAAATATACCAGATGGGCAGAGGCAATGACTCTGTTCATAGAAAGATACCATCACTCAAACTACTGGAACTTCAAGGGTAAAAGCCGGGAAAAAGCTATACAGGAATGGCCAAAACAAATACGGCTGTTGATAGAAAAAGATTTACACGGCCAGGGGACGATTGAGGACCGGGAAAAACAAGTTAAGGCGGTGATCCGGTGGGTGTATGAGCAGTCGGAGTTTTGGCGGCACAACATACTCAGTGCTGATAAGCTCCGGAAACAATACGACAAGTTAAGCGCACAGTTTGAGCAGTTCAAGAAGTCTGCTGCTGGTAAGCGGATGGTGAATGAGGCGAAAACAAAAGAGGAACGCATCAGGGAGCTGGAGCAAGAATTAATATATGGGAGGTCTGACAAATGAAGACGGTTGAGTTCATTAGCGAGCTGGAGCAGTACTACAACCAGTATACACGAGCGGTCAGGAAGGACGTATTTGACTGGCTGCAAGACAACGTTTTTGAGACCGATCTCGAAACGTTCCTGGGCCTGATCAAAGAGCAGCACGATACAAGCAGTTTTTCTGTAGACAAAGCACCGGCACCACGGATAGACGTACTGAGTAAAATCTACCGGAAAAATATTGACTACATAGTGCAAGAGCGAGGGATCCGTACAAAGCAAATCGAGTACAAAGAGGAGCCGTACAAATATGCGGATGAAGGCACAAAGATTCTTGGCGATTTTCTGAAAAAATTGGCTGAGGACAAGAAAATTAATAAGGAAAAACATTGACATGAGCTGCAATATTTTGTATTATATATACACCGTTGGCACCGGAAAAAAAATCAGAGACAATAAGAAGCCTTGTTGCTTCCGGTGTGAGTTTTCTGATCTCACGTGCCAACCGGATGCAGCAGGGCTTTTTTAGTATATCCGCGTAGCGGGTAAAAAACAACATACCGGAGGTAGTAATGAAACTAAAAATCAATGAGCTTATACTTGATTGGAACCTATGGCCCAGGCATAAGGCAGAGTCATTAGATTCGACAAATATAAGGAGAATGAAAGAGGCAGTCAAAGCTGGGATTGAACTGCCACCAATTATTGTCAATCATGATAACAGAGTGATTGACGGTTTTCACCGAACGCGCGCATATCGTGATTTGTTTGGCGGTGATTATGAAGCAGATGTGATCGTCAAACATTTCAAAAAAGACGGCGAGTTGTTTTGCGAATCAGCAAGACTTAATGCATCGCATGGTTTACCGCTATCACCACAGGATCGCGCTCATGTAATATACAAAGCGCGTAAAATGAAAGTTCCGTGGGCGGCTCTTGGTTCTGCTCTTGGTTGTGATGTTAACGTGTTGCGAGAGTTTTTCAAAAAAAGACACGCGAAAACAGAGGGTGGAGAAACGGTAATACTGAGCAACGGGTCTTCCGATTTGTCTGAACTTGATCGACCGCTTAACAAGTCTGAGGAATTACACGCCAGAACTGCAAACGGATGCAAGGCTGCAACTAATATTGCTATATTGCTATATGCGCTTGAGGCCGGTAATTACAAGCTGACGGAAAAAACTATTGAAAATATGATAAGACTCAGAAATGTCATTGACGAAATATTGGGGGCTGAAAATGAAAGATAATATAAAAAACAGCCTGAAAATAATAACCAGAGTATACTACGACTACCAGCGGGAGTTGTGTCGTCTGGAAGGACAAATGGGAATTAAGCGCAACAACGAACTCAAAAAAAACACGCCTGATCGTGATGACAGTTTTTTGATATCTTTGGCCGACCGAGTACAGACATTGAAAAATCTTATGAAGTCAATAGAAAAAGATATCAGGAAAACAATACACGATCACCCGTTGTGGCTGGGATTCCTTGAAGATGTCAAGGGCTGCGGCGAAATGATGGCGGCAATCATTCTGACTGAATATGATATAGAAAAAGCAACTACCGTCTCAAAGCTATGGGCGTTTACCGGCCTGAGTCCCGGTATGACCAGAGGTAGAAAGGCAACAAAGGGAAAAAATAAATACAAGGTGACGGATACGCTTATTCGACAGGACAGGAGAACAAAAGGGTATCTCTGTCCTTACAATCAGTTTTTGCGGGCAAAAATGATCGGCGTTCTTGGGTCGGGCTTTCTTAAAGCAAATAGTCCGTATCGAGAATACTATGACAACATGCGGAACCGGTTGCAGTCAAAAGAATGGGGCGAGTCTGCAAAGAATCCCACAGACAGAAATAATCCGCGTAAAATGCATCAACACAAAGCAGCCATGCGGTACATGGTGAAAATGTTTCTGAAAGATTTGTATGTTGCGTGGCGAACACTTGAAGGGCTACCGGTTCGGAAGCCGTATCAAGAGGAGTACATCGGACACAAGCATGCAGTATAAAGAGCGGGCCACGGATCGCGAGCAAACCATACCGCGAGAGCGGGCCATTGTACCTGAGTAAACCAGCAAGAGCGAGCGGGCCAGTGTACCGGAGTAAACCAGCGAGAGCGAGCGGGCCATAAAACTAGAGAAAACCAGAGCGACAGAGCGGGCCATTCAATTTGAGTAAACCACAGTCAGAGAGCGACTTAATAAAAATGAAGGGGTAACATGAAAAGAATAGAACTATACAACGACCATTTTCAGAATTTCAAAAGGTATAATATACCGAGAGCTCAACTTGTAATCGCAGACATTCCATACAATATCGGAAAGAATGCGTATGGCAGTAATCCGTCATGGTATGTCGATGGGGATAACAAAAACGGTGAGTCAGAATTGGCCGGTAAAGAGTTTTTCGACACTGACAAAGATTTTAGAATTGCTGAGTTTTTTCATTTTTGTAACAAGCTGGTAAAAAAAGAACCGAAACAAAAAGGGAAGGCCGGATGCATGATTGTTTTCTGTGCATTTGAGCAACAGTTTGAGTTGATAGAATATGCAAAAAAATATGGGTTTTCTAATTATATCAATTTGGTTTTTAGGAAAAACTTTTCCGCTCAAGTATTAAAGGCAAACATGCGGATTGTCGGTAACGCAGAATATGCTCTGTTGTTTTATCGCAACAAATTGCCGAAATTCAATAATAATGGGAAAATGGTATTCAACATAATTGATTGGACTCGTGATAATGAAACGCCAAAAATACACCCGACACAGAAACCAATACAACTTCTTGAATATCTAATCGATATATTTACAGATAAGGACGATGTTGTGATTGATCCGGTTGCTGGTTCCGCTGTGACTTTGAGAGCTGCTGCGAATCTTGACAGAAAAGCGTATGGGTTTGAGATTAAAAAGGAATTTTATAATGAGGCAAGAGAAAAAATATTGACTTGTTTTCAAAAAAGGCTGTTTTGAAGGGGTAAAAATGGAATCAGATAATATTAAAATAAAGAATGATATCAACATTAAAGGTCTGGTTCTCCCCGGGGTTGGCCGTTATTTGTTTTCAAACGATGTGAAAAATATTGCTTTGGGCGATGATACCGGAAACAAAAGGGTCAGAGATTTGCGCAAAGAAAAACAGGTTGTAATTGATAGCCTTAATGAAATAGAAATAGCCTGGGATCGTATACGGTACATTATTTCCGGACAGAATGAGGCGGCAAAATGAGCGTGAAAAAAATATTGAAAGAGGCAGAGGACAAAGGAATATCCCCGTATCTGGTAATAAAACGACAAAACGGGTACAAGAAAGCCGGTGATGAGGTAAGCTGTCAGTACTGCAAGAACGCTGAACCGGTTCAATTCTCATCCGGGAAAAAACTATGCTGTCACGAGATTGGCGTAATGGATTCAAAACTGGCGTGTGTAGATTTTCAACACACGTGCAAAAAACATAGATTTGGAAGGAGAATCAAAGATGAAGAATTACAAGGGTAACTTCGAATTGTTTGACCTGCAGGTCAGACGAACACAGAGCAGCAGCATCCAAAGGGTAATACTTGAATGCCCGGAAACTGTTGAGGAAGAGAAAAAACTGATTGACTTCAGAAAGAAAAATGTAGAGGTGCAACTGTTCCCGATTACAGATGACGGTTACGGTGATGGTGTAGAGGAAGCTTTTTATGTTTCAAACGTTCAGTGCCGTACGTTGAAAAACGGCGACAAGCTGCGGATAATTCTCGAATGCCAGTATGAAAAGGATTTTGAGAAAAATCTGGTTGATCTTCGTTATCATGAAGTCGAGCTGAACATGAAAGAGCTGAAAAAAGAGGATATAATGCAAGAGGCTGACGAATGATTTTGACAACAAAAAAAGCAGATTACTCCGGGTGTATCCCGGAGGTGGCAATTGCGCTACAGGCTGGCAGGTATCCGAAGATAGAAATAATCGCATGCGGGAAAAAGAAGACTGATTATATAGTATCTTACCACAAGATACTCTATGTGACAGAATTTGGAAATATACTTTTATGTGATCAGTTTGAATTAGTGACTGAATAATGCCGACAAAGTGCGCACACTGCGGAAAAAAGAAAAACAATACAGACCAGTATTGTTTGGTTCAGTGCTGGCTGAAAGAGAAATGGAGGAACGATGAAAGATAAAGCAAGAAAACTTGGCAAGGCAAGAAAGAATGATATGGTATGGGGTAATGCTCCACATTTCAAATCTTATTACACGAAAAAAGGCGGTGAGAAGTGTAAAGGTTGTTTTGGTTTGGGTAGATATGAGAAAGGTAAAAACGATAAGAATAAGAAAGATTGATTACACAAAATATTAAGGAGAGAAGGAGGGGGACTGATGATAATATCAATTGATCCCAGCTATCGTTCAACTGGCATTTTCATATACAAAAATGCAAAAAACAACTCACTATACACAATCGATACAAAAGGGTATCCGGATTCTCAGGTTCTATCGAGAATACGTGCGTCAATAATATCAGCATGCACCGCAAACGGTGTGAGATATGCGCTCATGGAGCAGATAATGTTCCACAAAAGCAATTTTGCCGGAGCGGTGAAAATACAGCACGCCTGCGGGGTGATCACAGAGGCGTTATATTCTGCTGGAGTGAAACAGATACACGATATCCCGGTACAGGTCTGGAAATCGTTCTACCGGGAATATCTGCCAAAGAAAAAAACAAAAAAATACATCGAGGCAGCGGGACGGTGTACGGCGAGAGAGTTCCGGAACGTTGACGAGGTGGATTCTTACTTGATTTTTCGTGCAGTTCAGTATATACTATCAGGGTACGGAAAAACTGAGTCACAAAGAAAAATGGAACACAGACTCAGGAACCTGAAACAATATATGCCGGAAATACGAATGCACGGCGAATTGTTTCAAAAGGGGGTAATATGAAAAAAAGAGAATCATACTACAAGAGACGAAACAACATGAAAAACAAATGGATGACAATATTTGCCATCCTATCGGTAGCGGCTACAATCGCCGGGCTGGTAACGTTTTTCAATCTGTTCAGTAATGCTATAGTAGCGAATTACAGAGACATGGTTGTTTTTGCAGTCACAATTCTGGTCCTTGCATGCAGTATGTTGGTATGGACTTTTTCAGGTGCCAGACATTATGATATTCACGATACATTGTATCAGAACTCAGCGGAAGAGCTCGGACATAAAATTGGCATAATGCAATCGGTGCAGAAAGAATTGCTAGACCGGGAAGAGAACCACAAAGCGGACAGGAAGTCGAAGTAACTTAACAGAAATTAAGTATTGAAATATAGAGCGAATTATTATATAATATACATGGAGGTGTAATGAAAACACTGTCAGTCGAATGCCAGAACGCATATTTAATATGTCTCGGAATAAAAGACGTTGAAAATCGGTCATGGAGAACAAAACACAGGGGTCGGTTGCTGATACACTCGTCAGGCTCATATTGTGATGAGATTGATATATCATTTTTCCCGAAAAACTGGCAAGAAGAGTTCGAGAAGAAAAAAGATATAAGATATGTACAGGCGCTGGACTCTTTCTATGAGGGGCTGTACCGGTACTACGGCACAAAAGATTACACGAAATGGAAAGAAAAAGAATATTACATGAAAGCTCAAGCAATAATAGGTTCAGTTGATCTGGTTGATATAGTCGAAAATAGCACAAGTGAATGGTCTATGGAAGGACAGTATCATTGGGTGTTGGAAAACGCCGAACTTTTTGATGTTCCCATAATGTTCGTTAAGGGTAAATTAAAATTATGGGATTATAATATAAGGAGGGCATAATGCCAGAAGGCGGAGGCACAAGCACGAGAGGGTCAAGAGCAACCACTGCAACTAGATTCAGATTTTCGCAGATTAGGTAATGCTTTACATCCCACCGAAAGCAATAGCTGAATTATCATGTCCAGTTATTGCTTTTTTTTCTACAGGAAAAGACAGTATTGTTTCTTTGGATATATTGTTAAAACGCGTTAAAGAAATACATATTGTCCATCTATATTTTTACAAGAAAATATCAATAAGAGAGTCAGTATTAAGATATTATGAATCGAGATATGGAGTTACTATCCATAGACTTCCACATCCTGAAAGGATATGGTTTTATAAAAGAATGGGTAAGGACGTAAAGACAAATACAGTCATAAACGATATAGAGCCGTATTTGTGTAAGAAGTTTGGCACAAGGTGGCTTTCATATGGTCACAGACTTGCAGAGAGCCTTACTCGAAGGGCCATGCTCAAAAGATTTAAGGATGGAATCGATGTTAAAACAGGAAGGGTTTATCCAGTTTTGTATTTCAAAAAAAATCACATCAAGGGGTATGTTAAAAAAGAAAAGCTAATACTACCAGATGATTACCAGTTTTTTGATTGTGATATCAATATTTTCAAAGGAGACCCACTTGTTTGGCTTTTCAATAATCATTATGAAGATTATTTGAGGATAAAAGAAGAGTGGCCTTTTATTGAGGAGGACTACAGGAAGGCTGTATGGCAAAGAAAAAGACAATAAATTTTGACAAATACAAAATAGAAAAAATAAAAAGGAGCCAGATAAAAGAGGCTGTATACAACCCAAGATCAATAGACGAGAAGAGCTTGTTGAATCTAAAAAAGTATATCAGGAAGAAGGGTTTATTATTTCCTGCAATAGTAGTGAATGAGACAACAGGAAATCTTGTTCAAGGACATCAAAGACTGAAAGCTATGGATGCTATTGCTAAGGGGTCTGATTATGATCTTAATGTCAGTGTAGTGAAACTATCTCAAAAAGACGAGGCAGAGGCAAATGTAAAGTTAAACTCAAGCAATCTTCAAGGTGATTGGGAAATAGATAAATTGTTTGAGCTAAGCGACAAGTTTAATCTTGACATGTCAAAAGACCTTGATTTTGCTCCAGAGGAAATTGACTTGTTTGCCGCAGAAATAGGATTATCTGTTGACAGTATGTATGAAGAAGAGAAAGACATATATTCCGAATATGAAGAAGAAAGCAAAAAAAAGATGAAAGCGGCAAAAGAAAAATACCGTGATAAAATGAAGGAGAAGAATAAAAATGGTGAAACAATATATAGCAAAGATGATGATTATTCTGTAACCGTAATATTCAGAAACAATACAGAGAAATCTAATTTTATGCGCGATATAAAAAAGCCGGCAAATGAAAAGTATATACATTCTGACGAAATATATAAGATTGCAAACGGAACACACAGGATAAGGATTGGAAATGGCAAAAAAAACAGGAAGACGACAAAAGTTAAATAAAGAGCTTATAAAAGAAATGAGTAAATATATAAGCAATGGTCTGAGTAATAAAGACGCTGCAGTCCTATGTGATGTAAGCGAGGCAATTTTTTACAGATGGATGTCAGACGCAGAAGATGATATTAAGAGCGGTAAGAAGACACTCAAGGTCGAGTTTTTTGAGTCAATTAAAAAAGCCAGGATAAAACATAAGGCCTGGCATATAAGAAACATAAATATATCAGCTGAAAAAAATTGGACAGCTTCTGCATGGAGGCTTGAGCGTCAATGGCCGGAAGAGTTTGGGCGCAAAGACCGAATAACCCATGATGGCGGTATATCTATAACAGTGAAGGAAGACACAGAGTTTGACGGTTGATCTGTCCGGATACGCCAAAAAGGTAAATGACGTATATAAGCCGTACATGAAAAACTATCAACGGTACGGTATATACAAAGGCGGGGCTGGAGCCGGTAAAAGCTGGTGGATTGCACAGAAAATTGTATACAACACAATAATACATGACGTTTTCAACGTGTTGGTAATAAGAAAAGTTGGAGCAACAAACCACGATAGTACGTTTTCTCAGATAAAAAAAATCATAACACAAACATTCGACAACTGGCAGGCGTTATTCCAGATAAATGAATCAAGGGGAAATGAAGCAGTAAGATGTCTGCATAATAACAACAAAATTGCGTTCAAGGGTTTGGACGATGAAGAGAAAATAAAATCTATCACATTTGATAACGGTGATGTGACCTGTATATGGGTGGAGGAAGCGACAGAGATACAAGAAAACGAGCTCAACCAGTTAAACTTGCGCTTGCGCGGTGTTGGTTATGTGCCAAAACATTTAATCCTTTCTTTCAATCCGATTGACTCGAGTCATTGGTTGAAAAAGAGATTTTTCGATAAAAAGCAGGATAATTGCTATATTGTCGAGACTACATACAAACAAAACAGATTTATTGACGCGGAATATAAAAAAGAGCTTGAATCTTATAAGGATATGGACTATTATTATTATAGTGTATATTGTATGAATCAGTGGGGAAGCCGTTCTGAGACAACGGTTTTCACGAACCTGAAAATACATGGTTTCGATATACCTGAATATCAGTATCAAAACATTATGGCTGGCATGGATTTTGGCTTTAATCATGCGACTTGTTTATATCTGGTCGGGTTTATTGACGGGGAGTTGTATATCTTCAAAGAGTGGTATGCAAAAAGAAAAACAAACAGGGAGTTTATCGATTTGGTAAAAAGCAGCGACACCCCGGAGTTCCCTACAGGCTATCATATCACCGCTGAAAGCGCAGAGCCGGACAGAATTGTTGAATGGAATGACGATTGTTTTGAAGTGTATCCTACAATCAAAAACAAAGGGTCACTAATGCGCGGTATAAATTATCTGAAACAACTGCCAGCTATACATATACATCAGACGAATTGCCCGAATGCAGTACGGTCTTTTCAAAACCTGAAATACAATCAATACAAAAATGGCGTTATTGGTGAGCGAGTTGTTGAAATAGATGATGACCCGGTGGCTGCGGTCAGATACGCATTGACTGATTTCATAGAAGATAAGGGATCGTCACATTTTTTTGGAAGGAGATTATATTGAAAGCTGTTGACTCGGCAAGAGCAAACGCCAAAGCGTTACACTCAAAAAGAGAAGAACTTATATATTGGATCTCAAAGAAACCGTCAATTGAGCGGTTTTTCAAGGTTCGCAGGATCAAAAAACAGGTACAGGCTCTTGACGAGGCTGGGCGTGATATTCAGTCTACAACCATTACTGAGGCGCAGAGTACTGCGGGTGTGGTGAATGAAAACAACTATCCGACCTACAGCAAGCAAGTATTCGGGGCCTATGATATGTATGATAATCGCAGTACTTATGGCGGAGAGTATCTGGGAGGTATTGTTGATATACGTGTTGCGTTCATCGGTGGAGATGGAATCTCTATACAGACAGGAAAAAAAGCAACCTCAAAATATGTGGATAAATTGCTTGAGTCAACAAAACTACACGGCAGCTTGTTTTTTCGTGTACTGGAAACCATGGAGCTTGAGGGCCGTTGCCTTCTGCAGCTCAAGCCGGATAGGTCAAAAAAGAACATATCAGTGAGTATACTCCGTTGGGTTGATAGCGCTTATTCTGTTGAAAAAGAAAATGGCAAGGTGAAGCGTATAAGACTTGGTGAGGATGACGCAGGTAATCCGATATTTGCTAACATGAACCGTACGGTATACTTTGAAACCGGAGGCTCCGGACGCCTGGATAACTGGACAACAAACCGTATTCATCGTGTACTTACTGATATAGAGAATGCGTCACGGTCAAAATACGATCTTAGGACAAACGGACATCTGTTTGGCAGGCCCACTCCGTCTTTTGAGGTCCAGACGCCGCAGGAAGCAAAGTCAATCAATCAGGATATTAACGCCGGGAACTTCAAGCCGGGGTCAAGTTACGCAGGGACCGGAAGGCACTACTATGCAGAGCCTTCGGGCGGCGCAGCTGACCTGTTAAGCGAGGATCAAAAAGCAGCGTTCAGGGCTATATCTATGACAACCGGTATACCGTTTCACATGCTGGCATACCCGGAATTGCTGAGCAACCGGGCTACTGCAGAAGTCATGATGGAAGCGGTCGAGGCTGCTACCAAAAAAGAGCGCATAATCTGTCAGGAAGCAATTAGAGAATTGATCGACAAGTCCATGGATTTGGCTATTGATTCGGGTTTTGAGAGCAATTCAATCAAAGGCGATTATCAGGTTCATATTAGCAATACCACGGCAACGCAGCTGAAAGCACTTGGCGAACTGTACATCATGCTTGAAGCTGCAGGTGTAATCAGCATGGGAACAGTACGCAACCGCATACCGTTCATCGATCCTATCAAAGAGAAAAAAGCAATTGAGGAAGAGCATGGAACACAGCCGGACTTTCCGGACAACAGGAACCTTGACGATCTTGATCAGCAGGCAAGGGAGATAGACGGAAGGTAATGAAGTACTATCTTATTTTAGCGGTATTGTTCAACATGATAATATTCACAATAATTTTTCTAATTAGGGGTAACATATGATTAAGGCAATTCAGATTCAAACAATAGACAACTGCAATCTGTCATGCAAGATGTGCCCGTCTCAATATGTGTATCGAACCGGTCACAAAATGAGCATGGAGCAGTTCAAGGATGTGATTGATCAGATTGAGGAGGGAATCAATTTTGACAAAATCAGCAAAGATGTCAAGCTGTATTTGAGTTTTGAAAATGAGCCGTTTCTTGATAATGAGATAATCGAGAAAGGGCAGTATGTCAAAGACAGATGGATTGATCCGAATCTATATCTGTATACGAACGGCAAAAAAGCCGACATGATACCAGAAGACCATCCGTTTGACGAAATAATTTTTTCGAATTACGGAGACACGGCAAAGAAGTATTATCAGATTACCGGGAAAAAGATTGATAATGTTGTTTTCAAAATGTGTGTTGATAAGATGAAAAACATACCACGTGTTCGGGTATGGGATGCATGGCGTGAAAACGGCGTTTTCCCTTTTTCAACAAGAGCCGGAATGGTACAGGGCGAGCACAACCAGACCTATGAGAAAAAGGAAAATGTATCTGGTTGTAAATGGGGCCGGGATGAATGGCTGAATATTCATAGCAACGGTGACATGGTACTATGCTGCATGGACTGGAAGCGTGAGACGAAATACGGAAATTGTTTTGACAAACCTATACTGTCTGTGTTAAAATCAGGTCAGTATAAAAACATAATAGGAAAAGTCAATGGACATGAATCTGATGATATGTTCATTTGCAAACGGTGCGAATACAGCAAGGAGTGAGCATGAGTAATAATAGCGATGACAGCGGATTCCGGCACGTATCTTGTCCGGTATCAACACGTAATCTGGTCAAGCCCGGAGGGGTGAAGGGTGAAGGAATGACAGAAGAAAGTCAGGAAGATAAGCCGACAAAGAAGACTGTTAAGTCAAAAAAGGGAAGTAAATAATGGCTATAATCTATATGACTGCGAACGCGCAGACAAACAAAGAGAAGGGATCGGCTGTATATGAGGCTTCTGGAACCATTACCGCGAATACAGATGCTATTATGCTACCGGATGAGACCGGAAAAACTGACAACTGGAACCTTGCTCTGTCAGAGTTCGTTGGCGGAGCATCCGCAAGATTTGAGTACTCAAACAGTCCGCGTTCTCAGGTTCTCGCCGGGGGCGGTTCGTGGAACCCATGGGACAACGGGAATGTGACATCTTATTCAGATGATTCTTTGCACCCACCAACTGCTGTACGTGTTATCCTTGAGGCCGGAACGTCAGTCAAATATGAGGTGGTGGTCAATTGAGCCTTAGCAAAAATCTTGAATGGCTATGGCAGATAATTAACTCTAATGTCGGTGATGAAAATGATTTTATCAAAGTTCCCTACAGTTTTGGGGACGCTGACAACACAGTTCTTGCTTATCTGACTACTGGCTATTACCATGTACACGGCCAGTCTTTTGTATATCCAAATCACGCTGACAACGTTGTTTTGACTGCAGGGGCTGGCGCTTGGGATTTGTCAGGATCAATCACAGAGATAATCCCGGCAGACACACTGACTGTATCTACATTTGACCTTCACTGGCTGAATATTTCTGATATATCAGAAAACGCCGAAATACAGATTGATATATATTCAGGCGGAGCAGGCAGCGAGGTGTTGGTTGGTTCTGCACGAGCAGCACGAAACGCCGTTCAGTCTCAAGAAGGCGCTCATCGGATTCAAATACCACAGCAATCAAGCGGTAACAGGATATCATGCAGACTATCAAGCAGTGTTGCCGGCGCAACGACATGCAGTGTCAGTTTTGAGGGCCATTATTATGCGTGAGAAATACGACAACGTAATAGATTTCTGGAATAATCATGCGACCCCGGAGGCTTGCCATATATCTGGATACAAAAGCAGAGACCGGCTATATGAGATGTACGAGCTTTTCATGATACCGGGATTCGTTCATTTTGAGGGAAAAACGATAGTAAATTACGGATGCGGCGGTGGTCAGCTTGAGAGACTCCTACACGAGAAGTATGGTATAAAAAAAAGTATATCAATAGACATCGCAGAAAGATCGATTGAAGCTGCAAAACATTATCTGAAAGATTACAATTCTGAGTTTGTTCTGTGCGATACTGATTGTATGCAGTTTGTCTCCGGCAAAGATGAAAAGTATATTTTCATGTCATGTGAATGCATTCACCACTTCCCTGATCAAAACTATCTTGACGAATGGTTGGATTGTCTTAATTCTCAAGATTACGAATGGGTTATTTTGTATTATAAGCCGAGAAAAAAAGGAGTAAGATTCGATTCAAAGTCATATGACGATTTTGATTGCAAGAAAATATCGAGAGCTTGTTCTGTTTCTACTGAGTATATGGCAGAAAAACTTGAACGGTATGATCTTGTAGAGGTTAGAAAAAACTACAGGGGTCGATCAAGAGAAGCAGGATATTGGAGGCTTAAATAATGAAAAATATTGTAGAGTGCTGGATCAAGAAAGTTCAGGCATTAAGTCATGATGAAGTCTTAGGCCTTGTACCGCGGAAAACCTTGAAAAAAATCAAAGAGAAAGACGAGCATCCTTTTTTCCAAGCATTTTCCTTGATACACGAGGGTGTAAGCTCTCCGAAACTTATAGGCGAATCCAATAGGCAGCCGATTACTTGGACGAGGAGAGCAATACAGAGCCTCAAGAAAGTAGTGACAAAGGGTGTCAGATTGTTTCTTGGTCACAATCAGGATAACAGCACAAAAAACCGGCGCCCCCTTGGAATCGTTGTTGCAGATACTCAGAAAGAAATTGACGGCAAGTTGCACCACGTTGTTGTGTTATATCACAACCAGAGACAGGTACAGGCCGCAAAGAATATAGATATTGTTTCTCACGAAGGCGAGTGGACTTTTTTCGAGAAAGCCGGAATGATTTTTGCAAACGCTATTGAAAAACTTACCGGTATAGCCGGAATGAATAGTGACATGGCTACGCCGGCCTTTGAGGGAGCGAAGAGACTTGCTATGGTACAGGCTATGTCAGATGACACGGAACCAACCGGGACAACCCCGGAAAAAACAAAGACAGGAGATGTCATGGATATAACAACTGTTCCTTTTGATGATCTCAAAAAGGAAATTGAAAGACGGAATACTTTTCCGCACCAGCTTTTTGATCTGGAGAAGATGAAGCAGGATAGAGTTTTGAGTAATATTTTTCGTGAAAACGAAACGCTCAAAAAAACAAACGAAGAACAGACAAAAGCCCTTGAGTCTGTTACGGCTGAAAAAGAAAAGATACGGGCGGAGCAGCTTGTATTGACAGCAAAGCCGCGTCTTGAAAAATTGCTTGATGATAAGAAAGCAACAGACAAGCAGAAAACCTTCATCCTGAAAAAGTTTGAGAAAACGAATCTTGATGATGCTTCTGACGAATCGTTGCAAGGACTTATTGACAGCAATCTTGAGGAGTACAAAGAGCTTGCTAACTTATTTCAGCCAACCGATGACCCGCAGAATCCACAGAAGAAATTTACCGACCCTGATGATCCTTTTGATCCAGCTGTCAACCCACTACTGGATGAAGAAGACGTATAGGGGTTGAAAGGAACCAGAATTGGCACTTACATTCAAACCTGCTGACTGGCAGGAGTATTTGACATTAAGGGACCAGACCCCGGCTTCAACCGTTGTTGCCGGAGAAGGTGTTGTTGTTCAGGATGTATTCGGCTTCTATGCCGTTACACCGACAAGAACAAGCGAAGAGGTCACTGTAATATACAAGATGCGTCAGGTTATCGCAAACAAGCGTACTGGAACTGGCGAGACAATCAACGCCGGGGATAAATTGTATTATTACTCGAGTGACGAGAAAGTTTCTGCGACTGCAACAGGAGTCAAGGGAACCGATTATTACGAGTGTGGAGTTGCAAAGGAAACCGTCACCGCGGCAGCGACCACAGTGTTGATGTATTTTGACGGAATTGACTACAACGTGTAAGGAGGTAGAACTTGAGTATAATTACAAAACCAGATCAGTTTGTTGACCTTCTTGCAAAAGCGAAGTTTGACAAAGACCCGACCGCGGAAAAGTTTGTAAAGGCTGCTATTCAGTCGTTCATTAACGAACCGAACCGCTTGTATCGGAAAAAAGTACAGGCTGCAGGAGTCTCAACAGATTTTGCAGTACTGACCAAAGATGCGTTCAACGTCACTATTGAACAGGACAACTTTGACATGGGATGGGAGCAGGCTTTCCGGCTTGTACCTATTGCTCGTGGTCAGGATTCTTGGGAAATATACAACGTCTCAAACGGTATTACTTTTGACAAAATACCGGAGGGCGGACGTATCGAGACTCGAAAAATGACTGGAACAAAACAGACAGCGTATGTTGATTACTATGGCGGCGCCTTTGGATGGACAGATCAGATGATCCGTTTCAGAAAAATACCGGCTATGATTGACTTGGCTTTGCAGTTCCGTAACAAGTTTTTCGTTGACAAAGCGGATAATTTCTATTTGCTTCTTGACACTGCTTCTGCTTCTAATACGACAGTTGCATGGCAGGGTGCCGCTGCAAATGGCCGGCTTCAGAGAGATATACTTACTATCAATCAGACGGCTTTCAATATCGCAAACGCAAACAAGGACAAAGGATACGGAGACACAGCATCCGCACGAATGATAATCTATGCCAACCCGAATGATCGAGAACGCATAGAGGCAGCATTCAGAGCAACCACTCAGTCCATGGCTACTGCCGGGCAGGATGGTGAAATGATCGGCTGGCCGATTCAGCGCGTGTATACGTTCAACAGTAATATTTCAAGTGGTTCACCACTCATGGTATTGCCTGGACAGAAAATACAGCGTGCAGAAGTAATGGCCCCTACTACTTACCGCGGAGTGAAAGACCCGCTTACCCTGACAGAGATTCAGGCAGTATGGTCAATTTACGGCGGCGCAGTTGGCGACACCGATCAAGTGTACAAGTTCACTTTGAGCTAATTTAACGGGGCGGGATTCCGCCCCTTTTTAAGGGGGTAATATGCCTTGCAAAAATAAAAGCAAAAGGAAGAAAAAAGGCACCGGAGGACGCAAGAAATGAGTCTGACAGTTGGGACAAACAGCTGGGCCACTGTTGCCGAGGCTGATACTTACCTTGAAGATAGATGGAATGCCTCTGGTTGGAGTGATCGAACAACAACAGAAAAAGAACAGCTGCTTGTAACCGCATATCGATGGATTCAGGCGCAGCCTCAGTTTTCCATATCTGCATCCTCCACAGAGGATTATGTCAAAAACGCACAGATCGCGCTTGCATGGTGGATCTACAACTACTTTGACGAATATGAAGAGCGCCGCGCTTTGTATGATAGCGGAGTAAGAAATTTCACCTTGAGCCGGTGGGAGGAAGAGCTGGACAAGGCAAGGTTCCCGGGTAATATCTCAGATCTACTTGATGACGCGCTATCCGGAGCCGGAAACTATTTCCCAACTATGAGCAGGGAGTTCAACGAAAATTGAGTCTGGCGCAGGAGATTTCAAAAGCAAGAAAACTGTCTCGGAGAATGCGCTTGATAACAAGAGGTCTTGAGAAAATAATCACAACGGTTGCAACAACTACAGAGCATACAACCACGTTCTGGGTGAAGCTTCAAAGAGATATAAGAAAACATTACGCAGAGGCAAGAAGAGCGTTTGAGGGCTGGGCAGAACGTGAGATTGTACAGTGGTATGACCGGACAGTAAGAGTTGTTTTGAAAAAAGTTAACCGGTCAACCGCTTTCAGCGACCGTAAACACATTCCCTTTAATCGATTCATAAGATCGAACATTCATGGTCAGGGCAAGAAGGCTGTAATACAGTCGGCTTTGAATGCTTATACCGCGGGTCTAAATACCGGTGAGAAAGAAATAATCCGGCTGACAGCACTTACTCAGCAGATCAATGTTGGGCAGCATGAGATTGACAAAAGAATTGCAGACGGCGAACTACCGGACGGAACTACATTCGATGTCAATAAGCAGATACGTAATGAGATATTGAAAAAAGCGGAGGATGGTAAGTACATAGCCGTAATAGACAAAAACGGTGTTAAACGGATGTACAACATTAAGGGATATACTGAGATGGTAGCCCGGACCGAATTAAGAGAGGCGGCCACTGCCGGTGTTGTGAATACTGCTGCGGAGCTTGGGTCCGACTTGATACAGGTCAGCAGTCATAATACGCTCACTCCCATTTGTCAGCAGTTTGAGGGCAAAATATTTTCTCTGTCTGGCGATGATCCGGATTTTCCTCAAGCTACCCTGTTGGCACCTTTTCACCCGAACTGCTTGCATTCTATTACAATTGTTTTCCGTGAGGTTTTGGAGCGCAGGGGGATCCAGCCCTATATTGATTTTTCAACAGGAAAGACAGAGGCGCATCCGACCAGAGAAAGCCACATACCTGTCAGAAAAAGGAAGAAAAAATGAAAGCTCTTACTATAGCAGATGCAATTGCTATGCGTGACAAGAAAGTCATGGCAGGGAAATCACAGGTAGATCAGAGGTGGCTTGCAATTCAAATGAAAGGCTTGCTTGACGGGAAAGACACAAAGCTTGGTCCTTATGAAGGGATAATGGGAGCATGGGCCGGCGAGCCTGCTTTTGTTGTTGGTTGTAGCTATGGCCTGAAAATCGCCATGGACGAAGGTTTTACTTTTGAGAGTTTGGACGGATTTCATTCTATCGGAATCAATCATGCAATTGAGGACTATGACGGGTTTGAATGGTTCATAGTTCAGGACAAAAGATTTTTCGAATGGACAACCTATGATATGGACAAATACAAGGGGCGTGTTTTTGTCTCCTCAAAATGTCAGATTGAACCTTCAAAAAAATATACTGTGTACTACACTCAGGAGGATATGCCGACCGGCGATATACATGACGGATTGTTTTCCTACATGGCAACTGGTATGCTTGCACTTCATCTTGCGATTATATCCGGAGCAGAACCGATATACATGATAGGGTGCGACAACGGCGGTAAATATAATAGCAAAAACGGAGCGCACTACAAGAAAGATTATCCTCACGAGGTTCGTGGGCATCCGAATTGGGCAAGGAAATATGTTGAAACCATACCAAAATTGTGCCATAAGTATTTGCATTTCAAGAGGAAGATATACAATGTTGACCCATACGGAGATATACCTTGTTTTCCAAAAAAACATTTTTCTGATATAAAGATAGTATCAGAGAAAAGAAGACAGAAACTGAAAGAAAGCACTATTTGTCATGTTGGTACATTGCCGATTGACAGAATGGGCGATATTACCCGGAATCTGTACTACTACACATCTGGAAAACATATCTATGCTGATATTAGAAAAGAGATGCTTCCGAAGGCTGACATATATCTTCTTGAGTGCTTCAAGGCAGAGTATGAACGGTTTGTCAATTTCAGAAAACCAAAAGGATCGAAAGTTATTTCTATTGTTCACAGCTCAGAACCTTGCATGCCGGCAAAATGCTCAGATCAGGTGATCACCTTGACAGAGTACTGGAAAAACCGGCTACAGGAAAATTACGGTATCAAATCAAAAGTAATGTATGGTGCAATCCGGAAAAATAATATATATGCAGATTATGAATCTTTGAAGTGGGGACGTATAAGCCGGAACGCTCCGGGAAAGTTTCACGATGGATGGAATAATCTTGTGAGCAACGTTAGCAAAGATATTGAATGTTCAGAATGTATTTTGTTTTTGGACAAGGAGGGCGGTCTTGAAGGGAATATAAAAACCGACATAAAAATAAATCATGGGATAGACAAAATCGAGGCGTTGTCAGAATTATCTGTGGCGGTTTTTGCTCATGGTGATTTTGTTGAGATATTCCCGATGGCTGTTCTTGAATGTATGGCAGCTGGACTTCCTATAGTTGCTCTGTCTCAGCCTTCTATGGACGAACTTATTGGACGCAACCAGATAATATGCAAAAATATTGAAGAGCTTGAATATAAATTAAAAGAACTCCTACCAGATACAGAGCGAAAAAAAGAACTTGGACGAATGGCAAAGATAAGAGCCGAGCAGTTTTCGCTTGGTAAAATGCAACAGAACTTTGAGACGATTTGTATGGGGGTACTGTGAAAATAGGTATAATAATTTGTGCGAGGATAGACTCAAAGAGGTTGCCAAAAAAAAATATACTCGAGTTGTGTGGAAAGCCGCTGATCAGATGGTCCATAGATTTTGGAAATCTTCTTGGATATCAGGTTAACGTTCTTACGCGTGATCCTGCAATAATGAATAACTGCAGTGGCGCGTATATTATATTCGAGCCTATTGAGTTGTATGACATAGAAGGCAACATAATGGACAAGCTCCGGTATGTCAACTCAATAACAGATTGTGATTATCTTGTTGATCTACAGGCTACCTCACCGATCAGGGATATCGATCAGTATGAATACTGGATCAATCATGTTGTTGAATATGAAATACAATCCGCAGCCTCAAAATATAAGGACAGGTTGAATGGCGGATTTTTCATGGTCAGCAGAGAATATATAGAGACAAAAAATAAAATTACAGATAAAAATACATTATACTTTCAAGATTCATACGGCTTTGATATCGACACTGCCGAGGATTTTGCAGAGGTAGAAAGGTGGATGAGTGAAAACAAATATTATACTTGAGATGTGTGCTAATCATAATGGAGATATTGAAACTGCGCGCAAAATGATCAATCAGGCTGCAAGTCTCGGTGTGGCAGGAGTTAAGTTTCAGAAACGAGATATTGACAATCTTCCGGATGAAATGAAAAATCGGAAAGTGTCTGGTCAAAATTATTTTTCAGATAATTATTATGAGCACAAAAAAACTCTTGAGTTCGACATAAAGCAAATACGGGAATTGTGCGATCATGCGGAATCTTTAGGATTGATTTTTCAATGTACACCTTTTGACAAAAAATCCTATGACGAACTGATTGAATACGGGATACGTAATATCAAACTGGCAAGTCAGTATTACTCTAATCAGTATTTCAAAGAGCTCATAATGAACGAAAAGGAAGACAAAGGGATCCATGTGGCGGTCAGCACAGGAATGCACACGGTTGATGAGATATGTGATAATTCATGGATGAATTATGCAGATATTGTATATTACTGCGTTTCTTTGTATCCGGCTATGATGCAGCAGATGAACTTTGAAACGATGCGTTACATGTCTTCCAGACTTGGTCCGCGTCTTGGTTTTTCTTCCCATGAGGTGGACGGACAGGCTATCAAGTATGCCGTTGCAATCGGTGCAAAATACATAGAGCGGCACTACACGCTTGACAAGAATATGCGCGGTCATGACCACGCTGCAAGCAGCGATTTTGCAGAGATGGAGCGAATAATTACAGAGATCAACGAAGTGGAGGGTGTGCTTGGTGAAATGAAAAACATACTGCAGGAGCCGGAATCTGTCATAAGAGAAAAATACAAGTGGTGCTGGAATTATGCTTAGAGGATTGATTGTTTCAATACAGGGATACACTTTTGGCACAACTAGAGAGCTGGCAAAAATAGCAGCAAACAACGGAGCTTGTGCGGTACGGTCAGATCACAATATACCGGATGTAAATGTAATCTATCTGAAAAAAACAAATGTAAAAAACAGGAAGGACATGCCGTATATATCTGTGTATGAAAAAGATATCGCATCTTGTGATTCATCTTACATTGCAATTGACTCAAGAATGTGTAATAATAACATAAAGCCATTATATCGATTGGCGAAAATGAAGGGATTGAAAATTGTTGGTGATATCCGTAATGCAAAAGATTATGAAAATCTTATTAAGTGTGGTTGTGTTCCTGATTACGTTGCCACTACTTTTAGCGTTTTTGATCGCCCTTGCAATCCAGAATTTGTTGCTGAGATTAAGAGTATTGACATGGGACAAAAAGTGATAGCGGAGGGCGGGTATTCAAATTATAATCAAATAGAATCGGCAATAAATAACGGAGCCTGTGCTGTTTGTATTGGTAGAGAAAT